TATCGGCTCTCGCGCGCTTGCGTCCACGCGCTCGCATACGCGCGCGCCCGCGCGCACGCGCGCCTGGACACGTGCATGGCATTCGTTTTGTAATAGGCCAAGCTTTTTTAAAATTTTAAAAATCAAAAAGTCAAAATTTTGTCAAGGCTGATGAGTAGGTCACGCTTAAGGGGCATCCCTCGTTAAATAGAAGATAGAAATAGAATAGACAAGTTCTACGATAGTAAATAACTTACTTCGTAAGTTATATTATATATATATAACATCTATGTATCCCCTTCCATCCCATAGTTATACAAAGTTATCCACAGGTTATCCACAGACTTATCCACAGGCAAATTGTCAAAAAAACATCAAGAATGATGAGAAGGTTAAAAAAGTATTTGCATATCTTTTGTAATCGTCTATACTGATCTCGCAGTACACATTTAATCCTAAACATGAGAGGACAATTTATGAATCAAGAACACTTGCTTAATGTGTTAAGCCACCTGGCACAAGAGGTGCGCAAAGAAGTACCTACCACTTACATCACCATGCCCTTGCTATTTGCTTTGCAAGATGCCGAGCACATGGTTGGTGTTATGAATGATCCCCAGCCGTATGACGAGAGCTTGGACGATTTAACAACCATACCTTTTGGGAGACAAGCATGAACGATCGTGAAGATTTTGCGCCCGCAGTACGCAATTCAGCTATCTGGTCAGGTGACAGTCGTAAGGTTGCTAATGGCAAGGCCGTGGATGTCATCCTTGAAAAGCAAGGTAAGAAAGAGTTACCAGACTTATCAGGGGTTGAGGCCGTGCAGATGGGTCATACCATGCAGCCTTTGATTGGTCGCTTGGCTCAAGATCGTCTCAAAATTGAGTTAAAGGAAGCTGATTATGTTATTGCCCACCCAGATCACTCTTGGTTTAAGTCTCATTTCGACTTCATTTCTGCTGATGGTTCTACTCTTGTTGAGGTTAAGAACTACAACGCCGCAGTTCGTAATAAGTTTGATCCCGACAGTAATCGGATTCCTGATGCTGATTTTGCCCAGCTTATCCACGAAGCAGCTTGCCACAATGTTCACCATATCTATCTTGCTGTTTTGTTCGGTGGTCAAGAGTTTCAGACCTTTGAATTTCAGATTGGGGATATTGAAAAAGATGAACTTATCAAAAAGATGGCGGAAGTATGGGGGTATTGCCAATCTGGTAATTTGCCGTCAGCGGAAACAATCGAGCAAACCAAAATCATGTTCCCGCAAAGTTCTACAAGTGTCGTTACGGCAACGCGTCAGGTTGAGATGGCTATTGCTCAATTGCGTGATATTAAGACTCAAATTAAGCATCTTGAAGCTACTGAGGAGCAAATCGAAGTAGCCATTAGAAACTTAATGGGTGAATCGCAAGAGGTTCGGACAGTAGATGGCCAGACTTTGGTCACTTGGAAGTCTAGCAAGAGTTCTAGCCGATTTAGCGCGGATTTATTTAAACAAGCGATGCCTGATATTTACGAGACTTTTATCGTAGAAACCCCAGGCTCACGCCGTTTTTTGGTTAAGTAAGGGGGATATATGTTAAACATGAAAGTAGAAAGAATTACGCCAACCATGGCGGCTGAATACCTTAAAAATAACACCGATAACCGCAAATTGCGTCCATGGTGGGCTACATCATTGGCTGGTGCAATCGGTCGTGGTGAGTGGATTTTGACCCACCAAGGCGTAGCATTTGACAGTACAGGCAAGCTGATAGATGGTCAGCATAAGCTACACGCCATTATTCAAGCGGGTAGTGCTGTGGAAGTAGCAGTTTATCGTGGTATTTCCCCCGAAGCATTTAAGGTTCTAGATGTCGGTTTAAAGCGTACTTATTCTGATATTACAGGCTTATCACAAAAGACTGCCGAAGTTTGTCGTGCGATTGCAGCCACTATTTTGATGGGTAATAACACGCCTACTGCAGACCAATTGCTTGATGTAGCTAATTGCGGAGTAGCTGATTTGCATGAATCTTTGATAGAGCATTGCGCTTCAAATGCAGCAATTGTTTCATCTGCGCCTGTCAGGATGGCGGCAACAGTCATGATGCTTAATGGTCATAGCCAAAAGTACATCAAAGACTTGTATGGCAATTTGATTCATCAGAACTACAACGAGTTGCCAATTATTGGTCAATCCTTTTTAAAACAAGCTAACAAGAAAACAATTACTCCTAACAACAAGTCCGACATTATTGCTAGAGCCGTAAAAGTTTTTAATCCGAAATGCGCAGATATTGGCAAATTGACTGTATCAGCACAGGAAATGGAGTTGTCCTTGTCTTTTTTAAGAAAAGTAGTTCGTAAAGCGATGGGAGTCCCAAATGAATAGCATTGATATAGCAGTTTGGATTATGGCTGCAAGTTCAGTCATTGACACTATTTACACCTTATCGGAGATTATTCATGTCTAACATTGTCAGTTTTAACGAAATGGATCAGATGGCGGGTGCTATTGCTGCCTCTGGTTTGTTTGGTATGAAGGATAAAAACAGCGTTCTTGCGCTGATGGCGGTTGCACAAGCAGAGGGTTTACATCCCGCTACAGCTGCAAGAGACTTCCATATTATTCAAGGTCGCCCAGCACTCAAAGCAGATGCAATGCTGGCGCGTTTTCAAAATGCTGGTGGAAAAGTAGATTGGAGTGTGTACACAGATGAAAAAGTTACAGGCGTATTTACCCATCCCAACGGTGGCAGCCTTGCAGTCACTTGGACTCTTGAGCAAGCACAAAGAATCGGCTTGGTCAAACCAGGGTCAGGCTGGCAAAAATTCCCTCGCGCAATGCTCCGTAGCCGCTGCATTTCGGAAGGCATTAGATCGGTATTCCCAGGATCGGTTACAGGATTCTATAGCCCAGAAGAAGTCCAAGACTTTGACGACAAACCAGTAGTTAAAGCTGCTAAAGACATGGGTTCTATCATTCCTACAGTAGTGGATTTGTCGGCCATTCCTGACAGCATCATTGATGACGCTATTCCGCTTTATGTGCCAGGAACAACCGAGCCGTATGCAAGATACCTATGCACAGACGACTGGATTGATGGTTTTGCAGAAATGCACGCCAAGATTCATGAGTCAAACAAATATTCACCAGAAGAAAAGGCAGAAAAAATTGCTATGTTTAGAGAGGTAAACAATGAATTTACCAAAGGGTTCGACGGCAACGCTACTGCAAAGTTTTTATCCAAGTTGGCACTCCACAGAAAGGAAATCAAAAATGTCTAACGGACACATCGCTCAAATGGGCAAAGGCGTACTCTTCATGAATGAGAAGAGGACAAATGAAAAATCACCTGATTGGAAAGGCACTATATTGCTTTCAGAGGATTACAAAGCTGGTCAAGTAGTCAAGTTGGCTGGGTGGACTAAAAACACCCCCAAGGGTCAGTTAATCAGCTTATCGGAAGATAACTGGAAACCACCAGCAGCAGCCGCGGGAACTTACCCCCGCGAAGTTAACGATAACGATGTACCCTTTTAAATGATTCATTTGAACCTACCTTACCCGCCCTCAATCAATAACTACTGGATTGCAAGTGGGCATCGTAGGTTCATTAGCCAACGCGGGAGAGATTTTAAAAATGATGTGGCAGCTTATTGCAAGGAATACCGAGTACCCAATTATGGAAACAGCCCAGTATGGGTTGACATCATTCTTAGACCACGGTCAAAAAAACTTATGGACATTGACAACTGTGTCAAGCCAATATTGGACTCACTTATCGGCATCGTATATACAGACGATGTTAGCGTTCAACGAATCACTATTGAACGTGGTTTACCCATCAAAGGTGGCGGTTGTGTCGTCATGATTGGACAGTTTGAAGAAGTTGTACCTCCGCAAGTCTAAATGTGGTTTAGGAAGATGCGCCAGCCATCTATTTAGGCAGCTGGCACTTACCTAATGAGAGAGGACATATGACAGTCGCACAAACATCAATAAAAGCTTACAAAGAACATAAGGCCAGCGGTCTGGTCGGCAAACAGGCGCAAGCCATTCTTGATTTTATGACTCCTGGCGTGTCTTACTCCAGGCGCGAACTTGCACGAAAAATGGGTTTAGACCTAAGTTCGGTTTGCGGGCGCGTTAATGAGTTATTAGAAATAGGGATGTTGACCGAGGGCTCAAAACGTAGATGCACGATTACGCACAAGACCATTGTTCCTGTTATTAAGGATTCATTATTTTGAAAAACGCTACTAAAAAAGAGCTTATTCAGTTTGAACAAGATGTGGCTTCCCATTGGGAAGAAGGTGATTTGCCTTATTTGATTCACCTATCAGGTGGAAATGAAGATTTCTTGATTGATTTATTTAACGAGGACATCAAAAATGACGACTGGATATTTAGCACTCACCGTAATCATCATCATGCTCTTTTATCTGGAGTTCCCAGACATGAGCTTCTTGCAAAAATTCTTGCTGGCAAGTCTATGTTCGTGTTTGATGCTGCTCGTAACTTTTATACTTCTAGTGTGTTGGGAGGCACTTGCGCTATAGCAGCGGGTGTTGCTTACGCGCTAAAAGAAGAAGGCAGCCCTAATTGGGTTTGGTGTTTTTTGGGCGATGGCGCGGAAGAACAAGGGCATTTTTACGAAGCGGTGATGTTTGTGCAAGGACACGATTTGCCTTGTATGTTTGTTATTGAAGATAACAACCGCAGCGTTGACTCCACTATAGAAGAAAGGATGCCAACAAATTTTCGTATGGAATGGCCATCTTGTGTCATGAGAAACCGCTACACCGCTACTTATCCTCATGCGGGTAATGGTACTAAGAAGCACATTGTCTTTAAGGACATCAAATGAGCAATAAACCAGTAGCATACATAGACCCATACGACCTTGAAAGATTGCCACACTACGACTGCTATATTGGTAGCCAGCAATTAAAAAATGGTATTCCACTCTATACCCATCCAGCAAAGACACTAACAGATGATGTA